TATGCCCTTGGGCCTTAGCGGCCTTGTAAAGCATGCAAGTAATGACATCCATCGAGCCTTGGCTCATGTTTTCAGCTGCTTGGCTAACGGTGTATCCGAGTTCTCTTTCGATCTCGATCCATAACCAAGCACTTTCGTCACTCACTATGTAGTTATTGCCCTGTTTTGTCGTGATGTTGTATTGCATAATGTTTGCCCTGTTCTATTCGTTAGGCTCGTGCGACTGTTCCATCCTCAACAACAAAGCTGAGGCTGGTAGTTAGTACGTCAGTGGCCGCGCCACCAACGGTTGGAAATACTGGGAATACTGATCCAGTGAATGTGTCACCATTGACATCAAATGAGAATGCCAATGATGTATCAGGTGCAGAGTTAGCCGCATCCCATAGCGCAGAAATGATACCGGCAGATGACGTGTCATCTAGGTAAAGTTCTACGTTAAGTGTTGCGGTCTTGTCTACAGTCTTGTAAGCGCGACCTGATAGCACTTCTAGAACCTGCTGGTTGTTTTCGCGCTCTAGTGTAACTGTGCTTGCTTGGTCAGCATAGGAAACACTGTTGATACTCAAGGTGAGGTTACGCCCAGTTATGTAAGTTGCTGGCATAATTTTTTTCTCGCTTTCTTAATTGGTTGTGACCATCTCTATGCTGAGTTGGCTAATTAACATATCGGCGTTTCCGATCTGCTGAACTGTTGGTTGCGACCATCCACCAATAAATGAAATGTTGTTGGCTAGTAGGTCGGTCACACTAAAGATTAAGGTTTCTATGTTGGCTAAGGCAGCGCGGTTATCAGCTGCATTAACAATTACTGTGATGTCAAAACGCACATGGCAACGAGCGCCACCGATTGCGCTAACTGTGATGTAAGGCGATCCCGGCACTAGCACGATGGCAGGTGGCGTGATGTTCTCATTCGGGTACGCATAAACTACTCGCCCGGCAACTGCAAGAGTTGCGGCAAGTGCATCACGATAAGTTGCTAGATTAGCCAATGTAGCCTCTGGTATCTAGGTGCTTACCTAGTAATCCAGATACTCGGGTAAGCATTGAGCGACCTAAACGGTATGGCGCTGGGGATTGGAAATCTACACCTTGCTGGCCAAGTGTGCCAGTACGAGTAATCCAGATGTCACATGCTACGGCCATGGCAGCTTCTCGGACTTCTGGTGTGGTGTCATAAAGTGCGGCTTGACTAGTTAATACGGCTCTGCCGTTTGGAATTACATGGCGCTTAGTTATGTTGGCATTAGTTATAGCGGCTTCAAAAAATGTTACTCCATCCTCAAAACCTACGGCTGTTACAGTGCGAGAACCATCAAAAGGTGCGCCACACTTGCTAACCGTTAATGCTTGGCCAACTACAAAAGTATTGTCGTAGCAGTAGAACCGGGCGACATTACTTGTTAGTGACACGCCCTTAATAGACACGTCATCAAAAGTTAAATACGACAGGATAATGTTTTCGGCGGAATCGGCAACGGATTGCACGATTGCATCAGCGTAGATGTCACCAATACCAAGTACGGCTTTTAGCTCGCTTAGTGTAATTAGTGCCATCTTAAATCCTTATCTATGGGTGAGTGTGTGGGGGACACAGGGCCGCATCCCCCACACTTCTTAGTAACTCTGACTTAGGTCAGGTTAAAGCGACGTACTCCACCAGCGGTAACAACCTTAACGGCCATGTAACCGTAAAGCATTGTTTCAATTTCGCCAGTTGTAACCACGTTTGTTGAAAGCTGCAATACTGGGCTTTCGTAAATGGCAACGGATGATGGAACAACAATGAATGCTGATTCATCAATGGATGTTGAAACAGCCTTGTTGGATACGTATAGGTCTAGGCCCATTACGTTTCCGCGTAGTGACTGTGTTCCAACTGCTCCAGCTGCGTTCTGTGGCTGTGATGCGCTGAAAATTGGTCGCTTGGTTGAATCCTGCGCGCCAATTAGCAAACCCCATTGGGATGTGCCAGCAATGTAACGTGTAGCCAATTCGCCAGTAGCAAGGTATGCAGCCGGGGTTTCGGTCTTTACGAATGACACAATGCCATCAACATCTGCGGCGGTTGCAGTTGCCTGTGTTCCACCTGATGTTAGTTCTGCAATTACTGCGGCTTCAGTTGCCTGAGCGTAAACTCGGCGCATGTTGTCCAACATTGCTGCATAGAAACTTGGATCTGCGCGGTCAAAAAGTTCTACAGAGTAACGCTGTAGTCCCTTGTAGGCCTTTACAGTTGCATCTACATAAGCAGACACAATGCCGGTTTCAGATGGTCCAGCACCTTCGGCTGTTTCTGCAACTGATCCTGATGTGGTGATCTTTGGAATGGATACGGTCATACCTGCATTAGGTAATGCGCGTGTACCGATTGCATCAATTGCGCCACGTGCGCCGATCTGGTTGTCCACTACCTGTGATACATACTGAATTGGCTTGAATGCTGGATTGGTTGTAAAGGAATCGTCAGCAGCAGTTACGTGCTTTGCATCCTCGGCCTTTGCATGTGCAATCCATTCTGCACTTTCGTGGTTTCCGCGTTGAGCCTTAATAGAATGCTCTAGGAAATGTGCTTGGGTCTTGATTGGTGAGCGTGGCTTGGTGTAAGCCACTGGTGCTGCGGCGTGAACAACCGCGGCTGCGGTCACTTCATCTGCCACTGGTGCGGTTGTTTCTTCCACTTGTGTCTCCTGTGGGTTTTCCTCTGCAGGGATTTCTGCTTCGGTGGTTTCTGGGTTTTCCTCGGTAGCTGCGACCTGAGAAATTTGGGCATCCTTAAATGCTGGGTTTGTTACATGTGCAACGGCTTCAAGTTTTGCAGATGATACAACCATGACACCCTTTTCAATGGTGTACTCATTGACATTGGCTTCAATGCTAAATGCCGGGCGTAGTCCCTCGGATGCTTCAACTAACGCATCATTGCCAGCGCCAGTAGGTGCAATCTTAAAAGCCATTGAAATGCCAGCGGGGCTGACTTCCAAAGAATCTCCAATGCCGCGACCTAATGGGCGTGTGCGGTCATGTTCCATGTTTAAGACAATTTCGCTTGGATCAATGTCACCAAATGCGCCAAACTCAAAACGTACTGGCCCGGCTGATGTATTTCCGCTTTTGCCAAACGGTACAACCAAGCCACGAATGGTTCTGGTTTCAACGCTTGCGGCCAAGACTTGGCCCTCAAAACTAAGTTGCATTTGCTTCATTTCCTCTCGGTGCTAATTCCATTTCCTCACGCGCTTCCTCAACGTCAATAATTCCAGCCGCAAGCATTCTTTCTAGAACCTCAATTTGTTCTAGTGGGTTTCCGCGTAAGTAATCATCTAAATCAAATTTAACAACCGAGCCACGCGGAGTTAGATCATTCATAGATAATCTTTCCGATATGCAAGCCATGTAAGGCTTAAGCGAGAAATCTACCAAACTGCGACGTTCTTGTGAAACATTTGAGTAGGTAGCGCTGGCGCTTTCGGCGTTTATGTACCATGCAGGGATGTTGCATAGTCGAGCAATTTCCGCAGCTGTGTTAAGACGTGATTCAGTAAGTTGCATTTGTCCGGCATCGTAGCCAAAAGTAGTTACATCCAATGGGCCTGACAGGTAAGCGGTTGAGCGCTGTTGACGAGCTTGTTTCCAAGATGCTAACAAACTTGATACTTGCTCTGGTGGTAAATCAACACCAGTGTTTTTAATAACCATTGTTGGATTAGGTTCGGCAGCCATTCGGCTTACTGCCATTTCAAGTTCTAATGCTGTTCTGATTGTTCGGCCACCACGATTAAGTAGTCCCTCATCTAAACCACTAAACATAATTAGCGATCCAACACCATAAGCAGGACATAAATTACCATCTAGGTAAAAGCCATTTAGAATTTCATCAGTTTGTAAATCAGTTGTGAAAGTAACCCGGGTTGGATCAATGCGGCGACATGCAATAGGTCGGCCATCCTCTAGGCTGACTTCTAAAACAAGCCAGAAAGCATGTCCCTTAAAAAGGATGTCTTCAATGGTCCAACACATAGTAATGAAACGTGGCAAGGCTGGATCAGGTTGCTTTAAGAGTGGTCGGCCCTCAATTTTTGCGCCAGTAACTTCATTGTAAGAATGTAAACCAAGTTCGCCAATAGTTCCGCAAATAATGTTTCTTGCTCTGGCTACTGCTGGTACTTGCATTGCATCGCCGCGGTTAATACCAAATGCTTGGAATGGGCTGAAATTGTCTTGGTAGTAAGGTATGGCCAAATTTGCCTTGGCTTGTACATCTGATTTTTCTGGTGTCGTACCCAATAAGAAATCAATAAATCCCATAGTTCATTATCTCATAAACGGCTGACATTCAAGCATCTAGTGCGCGTGTCGAAATGTGTGGGCTAGCGATAGGAGTTACTAGCCCACACATGGGGTACTGCCAAGTAGACCTTAAGCACTAATGATAGTCACAGTTTGTTGTGGCGCACAAGCATGCCCAGCTGCCATCACTAATGCCACTGCAGCTGTGATCGGTACTTGCGCTGCTCTACGCGCAATACGCCAGCCACCATCACTTGCTGGCCGTCTAGCACATGAGACTAAATGACTATGTAATGTCTCTTGTCCGGGATGAATGAATTTTCCTGACTGCATTGCATTGAGTGTTTGATCGCAACTAATGGCAAAGCTAGCAGATGCCCAAGGTGTTGGTTCGGTTGCTATTCCTGCTTGTGCCAATCTAGGTGCAATGTACCCTGCGGTATTTGGATCATATGCAAATTTTCTAGGTCTGTATCTGCGAGCTAGTTGAGCAAGTTCACCTGTAAGTTCAAGGTCATTTATTCCGCCATCACGTTTCCATTCATGTAGGAATACAGCAAGGCCCTCTGGTCGCTCTTGAATTGTAATTAAACATGCAATCTCTCTATTGAAATTAAGGTCAATAGCCATCCATGTAGGTAGTTCATCCTCTAGGCTGATTTCTTGCTCGCCAGCATTCCACATGTCCATTGGCCATGGTGAATCAATGGCATCTACCCACATGCATAATGTTTCAGTTTTGAAAGCATCCTTTGTATCAAAGATTGAGGCATCTTTGATGTTTTCTTTTGTAATTGTGTAACCCATTGCAGGATTAGCCATTGCCCATGCTTTTTCATCATTTACATCTGACCCGGCAGGTGCGCTGTATTCGTAATAACCCATACGGCTCGATTCAAAGGTCAAGGCTCTACGCCTTTGTTCATTTAACACATTGCTATTTAAGTCACCTGCGTTGGATGTCCAAAAGACTTGAGCATTTGGTCTGGCTCGGGTAATGGGCGTTACAGCTGCCCAAGTTGATTCATCAATCTCTCGGAGTTCATCTACATAAAGCAGGTCAGCAGTTGAGCCACGTGGCCCCTCGCTGGTTGCAGCTCTAATGGCGTACTTTCGTAGGCGCTCACATTTACCATTACAGGACTTGGGGTAATGGTGGCAGTAAACCTCAATTTCCTCTTGGCCGTTAGTTCGGGAGACTCGTTTAATACGCTTACGCATCCAGTCAAGGCTTTCTGCCATGTCTACTGTTTGCTTAAAAGTATCTAGTGAAAGTTGGCGTGTCTGTGACATGGCAATAATGCTTTTCTCACCAAAGATAAACAACCCAGCCAGCATACGCATCCGCATCATGTGAGTCTTGCCGTTCTGGCGAGCAACCAACACACCTACTTGCGACCTTGCCCATGTGCCATCTGGGTTTACCTTTAAGGCATCATCTAGAACGTGAGATTGCCAAGGCAGTAAAGGTACGCCTAACTCATTAGCCAGTTGGCTTACTAGCGGTCCTGCGCTGGGCAGTTTTAGCTGGGGGCTTTGGATTCTTGGTCTTGACAAGCCGTAGGAAATCTCCGACATAGGCTGTTCCATCATTGTCCTCTTGTTTACTGGCAGTACGTGTTTCTACGGTTAGGTGAAGCTGCTGCAACACAATTAAAAACTTACCACTTAAGGCTGTTATGTCTTTAATGTCAGCGCCCATGTCAAAGGCTGTATCTAGTGCCTTGGCCATGCGTCGGGCGAGAGTCATAGCAGCTACATCTGTAGAAGTGATCCAGTTAGCCACCGACAATGCAGAATTCAACGATAGGTAGATGTCCATTGGTTTTTCTTCTGGCGCTTCTGTTTTCTTTTGGGTCATGACTTAGGCCTTTCGGTTGTTGGTGGGTCAAATCTGGTCATTAGGGGAGAGATTCCTGC